TAGTCGTCCATGGGGATCTCTTTGTCCCCGTTCAGCGTGATCGTGATGCTAACCATCAGAAGGTCCCTCGATGCTGGGTGCCGGAAACCTGCACCGTGCCGCCTTTGCTGTAGCCCTTGCGGGATCGACCGGCCTCGCGGAGCGCGATGGCGACAGCCTGTTTCTGCGGGCGCCCCTCCTTGCGGAGCATTCCGATGTTCTCGCTGACAGTGGCGTCAGACTTACCCTTCTTCAGCGGCATTACTGCCCCCTCCGCATGTTCGCCATGGCAATGTCTTGTTGGACCGCGATCCGCTCACGGTTGACCGCGTTACGGCTGTCCGCGATCTCTTCCTGCAGCTCGAGACGGGCGGCTTCGCCCGCCGCCTTCTGCTGGAGCTTGGCCTGATCCAGCTGGAGCTTCTGCGCGCTCTGCATGGCGTCCTGAGCCAGCTTCTGCGCATCGAGCTGGAGTTCCTGCATGCGGATCTGGACCAGCGGGTCGGCGTTCGGATCCGGGGGCGGCGGAACGATCTGCTGCATGACCTGATCGAGCAGCTGGGACTCGACCGTAGCGACAAAGCCCTCAAGCTCGACCGGGTCGGACATCTGCTGCTGGAGCATCATGACCTGCTGCTGGACCGCCGGACCCGGCAGGGCGCCCCGCATGGCCATCTGCTGCGCCTGCATTACTGCGCGCTGCGCCTCGCGCATCACCTGCTCCTTGGCGAGGAGGGCGACGTGCTGCTGGATGTGGGCATAGAACAGCGCCAGCACGGGCTGGTTGGCCTGCACCAGCGGCGTCTTGGCCACAGCCACGTGGGACTTGATGTGGGCCTCGTGATTCTGCCCCGGGAACGCCTGCGCAGGCACCATCATCCCGAGCTTTCCGTTCTCCAGCGCGGCGCTCTCCGGCTGCGGCTGCGGAGGCGGCGGCAGGATCTCGTCGATGTTCTGGACCTCGAGGGCCTGATACATCCGCCGGTAGGCCGCGTGCAGGTTGTGCATCTGCGGGTTGGACTGGGCCAGCTGCAGCTGCGTCTGAGCCAGCGTCACGCGCTGCGCCATGGAGAAGATGTTCGGGTCGCTGACCGGGATGATGTCGATGCGACCGTCGAAGTCGGACTGGACGACGCCGGGCATCCCGCCCTCGACCTGATACGGGTAGTCCACCGGGGCGTTCTCGGCGATCACCCGGGCAAGGATGCGGAACTCGTTCTTCTGGGCGTAATGCAGGCGTTTGTGGATCGCCGACATCACCTTCATGCCGCGCTCGAGCAGGGCCACGGTCGTGCCGACCGGCGCCTCTTGGTTCATGTTCGAGGCCTGCATGTCGGCCACGTTGACGAACCGGCGCCCTGCCTCGACCAGCGCACCGAGCAGCTGGGCCAGCGTTGCCGACGGCTCCTTGTACGGCAGCGGGATGATCGCGTCCCGGATGTTGCCGCCCGGGGCGTCCATGTCGCGGAACTCGCCCGGCTGCAGGGGCTCGTCACTGTCACGGACCCGGATGCCCTTGGCCTTGAATCCTGCCGGGAGGTTGGCCAGCGTGCCTGCGTCGATCAGCTGGCGCAGGATCGAGGTGGCGGCGCGGCCGAGACCGCCCACCATGTGGGTCAGGCCGAAGCCGTAGAAGCCGAGACCGGGCAGGAACTTGTAGTGGGTGAAGTACTGCTTTGCCTTCCGGAGCGGGTCGAGCTCGTCGTAGTTCCGGCGGATCGACAGCACCTCGGTCGAAGCCTTGTCCACGGTGACGATGTACGGCAGCTTGATTCCCGTCGGCTCGCCGTCCGGGCCCTTGTCCTCGAAGCCCTCGATGTCGAGTTCACAGTGGATCTCGTACACCTCCCGGACGTCGTCGCGGTAAGATTTCGACAGGCCCTCGATGTCATCAACAGTGTTGTCAACAGGGTCGCTGTCCTGATTGCCACCAACCGGCAGGTCAAGGTCACGGTAGAACCCGGAAACCTGCTGCTTGCGCAGGTCGTTGTCGGTGATCTTGAGGACATGCGTGATGCGCGGCGTCGAGAACAGATCGGTGGCCGAGTACGGCACGACGATGTCCTGCGCCGGAATGAACTTCGATACCTGACGGCCCTTGTTCGCGTCGAAGTATGTCTTCTTGAACGTCGAACCAGACAGCGGGAGGTAGAAGAGCATCTGATCCATCTCGGGATCGTACTCCTCCATCACCTCGGTGATCTGGTAGTTCATGTACTCCTTGACGCGCTTGGCCTGCGCTTCGACCTGCGGGTTCACCGCGCCCACGATGCGGGTCTTGACCGGGCCGCCTGCGGGCAGCAGCTCCTTGTACGCCTGCGCTTGAAACTGGGCCACACTCTCCGAGATGACCGGGTGGGTGACCGAGGACGCCCCCTCGAACGGCCTCGAGCGCTCTTCCTGCTTCACGCCCAGAAGCTCAAGGCCCTTGACGTACGTCTCTTCCCACTCGGACCGGGACTCCATGTCGTCCTCGACGGAGGCCAGCAGGTCGGTCGCAATCTCGGCGAGCGTCGAGTCGTCCAAGAACTCGGAGAGGTTGGCATCGAACGGGATCAGCTGCTCGACGTCCAGCTCACCGGCCATCTCGGCGATGGCTTGGATCAGCGCAGATCCGTCTTCTTGCGGTATGATCTCTGCCCCACCCGGGAACTCCATCGGACCTTCGACTGGGATTTCGAAGCCCTGTTCTTCCGGCACCAACGCGGAATCTACCATGGCTCCCATCGGGCGCGGCGGCAACATCAGTAGTACTCCCGTTTGCGAGGCATGGTTTCTTCCGGCAACTCTTCGTCATGTATAGCAATAAAGCCACCCTGACGGAAGCGCATCAGAGCAAGCGTCATTGAGTCCACAAAGTCGTCATGCTCCCCATTTGGAAACGAGGCAACCTCTTCGACTACCTCGTCGGCGAACTTCTTGCCCAGCGGGGCCCACACCATCCCGGCCTCGAACAGCGGAGACACCGTGTGCATCCGAGTCGTCTTATCTACGCCGCCGCCCCCGGCCTTGCGGCCCGGGGAGAAGCCGACAGCGGGGATGCCGCGCGTCCGCATCTCGTCGATCAGCGGGCGGCCGGAGGCCTTGGCCTCGACGATGACCATGTCCGGGTCCCAGTACTCGCACTCCTCCCACGCGACTTCCTTGAGCTCCGGGAAGCTCCACCGGCCGCGCTTGGCGTCGAGCAGGATGACGTGGTCCTTGCCGCCCTCGTCGGGCTCGAAGACGCCCCACGTCGTGATGGCCGAGTAGTCCGCCGTCTCTTTCTTCGAGAACGCCGTGTCGTACGCCTGCAGGATGTACTTGAGCTCCGGGACCTTCTCCTTCTCCCAGTCCCGCCACCACTCGCGCTTGACGATGGCCTGCTCGGTGCTGGTCGGCTGCTGCTGCCACTGCGCGGACCACTTGCCGACGGGCAGCGAGGCCTTGATCGACAGGAGGGCGTTCTTGTCCCAGAACTCCGGCCACAGAGGCTCCCCGCTGGGCAGGATGGCCGGGAACTCCACCACCTCCCACTGGTCCGCCATGGGGTCTGAGGACTGCGCATCGAGCAGCCTGCCCGTAAGGTCCTTCTTTCCCCATCGTGTCATCACGAGGATGATGGCCCCGCCGGGCTGGAGACGCTGCCGGGGACCGGAGGTGTACCACTCATAGGCGTGGTCGAACGCCGTATCGGACAGGGCGTCCTGTTCGGAGTGCGGGTCGTCGATGATGAACAGGTCCGCGCCTCGACCGGTCACGGCCGCCCCGACGCCTGCGGCAAAGTACTCGGCTCCCGCCGTGGTGCCCCATTTGCCCGCGCCCTTGTTGTCTTCCTTCAGCTTGGTCTTTGGGAAAACCTCTTGGTAATGCGGGTCCTCGATCAGGTCGCGCACCTTGCGGCCAAAGCGGACAGCAAGTTCGGTGTTGTGTGTGGCCTGAATGATCTTCAGCTTCGGGTTCCGGCCGAGGAACCATGCAGGCATAAGGTACGAAGCGAACTCAGATTTACTGTGTCTGGGCGGCATGTTTATCACAAGTCGCTTCAGCTCCCCACGCGCCACCCGCTCGAGCTTCTCGGCAATGATCCGGTGGTGTGCACCCTCGATGAACCCCTCATAGACGTGGTGCGCGAAAGCCATGAAGCTGTCGTGCACGCGCTGCTGCCGCTCCTGCTTGGCTTGGAGCTCCGTCAGCTGCAGAATCTCG